CGGCGGTTTGTCGATTTGCCCGTTAACGAGGGCTGGAAAAGCGCCGTACAGGCTGAGGTCGCCCGCGCTTTGGGGCGCTGGGAGCCACGTTTGAAACTCGACCAGGTGCGTGTCCTCTCCGTCATTGGTGGGCAAATCAATCTGCAAATCGTCGGGAAGTACCTGGGCGACGGCGTCACGTTGGAGGTGGCTGCATGAGTACCGTAGATCTGTCGTCGCTGCCGGCGCCGACCGTGCTGGAGCCTCTGGACTTCGAAGAGGTTTATCAGGACGGTTTAGGCGTCTTTCGTGGGTACATGGGTGGCAACTGGACGGCCGCGCTGGAAAGCGATCCCGTGGTCAAAGTGCTTGAGGTTGGGGCTTACAACAAGGTCGGCAACCGCGCCCGGGTCAATGACGCCGGCAAGGCGCTATTGCTGGCGCACGCCATTCGCGGCGACCTTGATCACTTGGGGGCCAACGTCAATCTGCAGCGCCTGGTCATTCAGGCCGAGGATCTACTGGCAGTGCCGCCGGTGCCCAAGGTCATGGAAGACGACGACCCGTTTCGAGAGCGCATCCAGTTGGCCTATGAAGGTTTGACCACGGCCGGCCCGCGTAACAGCTATATCCTGCACGCGCGTAATGCCTCGGGGTTGGTGGCAGATGCCACGGCTGAAAGTCCGAAGCCTTGTTACGTTACGGTCACGGTGCTGGGGTTGGACGGGGAAGGCGAAGCACCGCCGGATCTGCTGGCCACTGTAGCCGCTGCGCTGAATGACGAAAACGTGCGGCCGGTGGGTGATCGGGTGACTGTGCAAAGCGCGCAAGTGATCCGTTACGAGATTGACGCCATTTTGCACATGGCCAGCGCCGGACCAGAAGCGGACGCCAGTTTGGCCGAAGCGAAAAGCCGATTGGCCAGTTGGATCAATCCACGCAAGCGGCTGGGCGTCGAGGTCGCACGCTCTGCTGTTGACGCTCAGTTGCACGTTGCCGGTGTTGCCCGGGTTGAGTTGGTCGGTTGGCAGGACTTGGCCCCGACCAAGGCGCAAGCGGCGTTCTGTACGCGCTACAGCGTGAGGCTGGCGGGCTGATATGAAAAGTCTACTGCCGCTCAACAGCACGCAACTGGAACGGGCCATGGAGGCCGCGTTTTTCGAAAAGACGATTGTCCCACTGCGCGACCTCTACAACCCCGACACCTGCCCGGTGCACCTGCTGCCGCATCTGGCTTGGGCGTGGTCGGTCGATCGCTGGGATTACCGTTGGACTGAGGCGACCAAGCGCGCGGCCATCAAGGCGTCGTATTACATCCACAAACACAAGGGCACCATCGGCGCGCTGCGCCGCGTGGTCGAGCCGCTGGGCTACCTGATTGAGATCGTCGAGTGGTTCCAGACGGTGCCCGAGGGTGTGCCGGGCACCTTCGCGCTGAAGGTGGGCGTTCTCGATACCGGTATCACCGAGGAAATGTATCAGGAGCTAGAGCGCCTGATTGACGACGCCAAACCCGTCACACGGCAATTGACCGGGCTGGCGATCAGCCTTGAAACCCAAGGCAATCTAAACATCGCCGTGTCTCTTTACGAGGGCGACGAAATCGACGTTTACCCACCCGTCATGCGTGACATCGAAGTCACCGGCAGCTTTGGCGTGGTCGGGCGCGAACACACCATAGACACCCTGGACGTTTATTATGATTGATGCGAATTCGCAGTTTTTCGCGATCCTCACGAACGTGGGGATGGCCAAGCAGGCGAACGCCGACGCGCTCGGCATTCCATGGCTGATCACGCAGATGGGCGTGGGTGATGCCAATGGCACTGAGCCGATCCCCAGCGCGTCGCAAACCAAGCTGATCAACGAGTGGCGACGCAAGCCGCTCAACCAACTGAAGATCGACCCGGTCAACCCGGCGGTGATCATCGCCGAGCAAATCATTCCCGCCGATGAGGGTGGTAAGTGGATCCGCGAAATCGGCCTCTACGATGCGGACGGCGATCTGGTGGCGGTGGCCAACTGCGCACCGAGCTTCAAGCCGTTGCTGTCGCAAGGCTCGGGGCGCACGCAGATTGTGCGGATGAACTTCATTGTCACCAGCACGGGCAACATTCAGCTCAAGATTGACCCGGCGATCGTGCTGGCCTCGCGGGCCTACGTCGACGCGGCCATTCTGGAAGTGCTGCCGAAGAACAAAATCCCCGGCGAATATACGCGGGTCAAGGTCAATGATCGCGGTGTGGTGGTGTCCGGCGATAACCCGGACACGCTGGCCAAGATGGGCATCAAGGACAGCTATACCAAAACCGAAGTCGAAGCGATGATTGCCCAGGCCTCGGCGTTGCCGGTGGGTGCCACTATCGCCTTTCCGCTAGACAAGGTGGCGCCCGGGTTTCTGGAGCTGGACGGAAGCGTTAAGAGCATTGCGGTCTATCCCGATCTGGCGGCGTTTCTCGGTACGGCGTTCAACAAGGGCGACGAAGGTGCTGGCAATTTCCGGCTACCGGAGTCGCGCGGCGAGTTCCTGCGTGGTTGGGATCATGGGCGGGGTGTGGATGTTGGCCGGGGTGTCGGTACCCATCAGGCCGAAGAAATCAAAGAGCACATGCATTACATGGCGGCAAGGTACGCTGGCGGTAGTGGTACATCTGTGGCAGCTACGGTGCAGTTAGGCTTTTCTGGTCAGCCTGAGACGAATAGTAAAACCTCGGGGGTGGAAGCTCTAAACGGTGATGCTATGGGGGGGTTGGAAACTCGCCCGCGCAACTTGGCGGTCATGTGGTGCATTAAGGCGTGGAACGCGCCAATCAATCAGGGAAATATCGACATTGCCGCGCTCGCGGCTTTGGCGACGCAGGCGACCGAAATCAAGCTGGGCACCGCCAAGATCGCAACACAGGAACTAACGGATGCCGGCGCCGATGACGCCACGATAGTGACGCCGAAAAAGATGCGTTGGGGGTTTTCCATTCTCAAGGCCTTAAACGGTTGGATTATTTTCCCGAGCTGGCTTGGTGGTCTTGTTATCCAGTGGGGGCAAGGGGTTGCGATGGCGAATGACGGCAATGATGCTGCAGGTACAGGGGCAGACACGTACATTACGTTTCCCCGGGCCTTCCCGAGTGTTTGTGCCTCTGTAGTCGTAACGCACCATGGTGCTAAAGCAAATTTGCCAGCCATTATTCGCAATCTGACTACCACGCGTTTTTCTGCTGAAACGCCTGATGTTCAGGCGCAATACGTCAGATTCATAGCGATAGGGTATTGAGAAATGAAGATGCTTTACTCGGCATTAACTGGCGGGTTTTACGACGACTCCTCCGACTTTCCGGCCGATGTAGTGACGATATCGTCGGAGGAACACCAATCTTTGTTGGAAGGGCAAGCCTCTGGAAAGCTCATCACAGCCGATTCAAAAGGCTTTCCAATGTTGATTGATCTGCCGCCGCGCTCGTCCGAGGCGAGCGCAGCAATTGAGCGCAAATGGCGAGACGAACAGCTTTTAGTGACTGACGGCGTAGTAAGTCGTCACCGAGACGAGCTGGAGGAAGGCGCCTATACGACATTGACGGCTGAGCAATATTCCGAGCTTCAGGGGTACCGCCGAGCGCTGCGCAACTGGCCGGAGTCCGGTGAGTTTCCATTGATTGACCACCGACCGCCGACTCCTCTTTGGCTGACTGACCAACTGCAATAAACGCCCCGCACTGACGGGGCGTTTTCTTTTCCGTTACGCGTAACACGAACACCCTCACAGCCTCGCTTATGCGGGGCTTTTTCGTTTCTGGAGACTGACCCTTATGAGTTTTTTCCACGGCGTCACGACCACCTCGGTCGACACCGGCGCGCGCACCATCTCGCTGCCCTCGTCGTCGATTATCGGTCTGTGCGACACTTTCACCCCGGGCGTTCTCGGCGGCGGCACGGCGAAAGCCGGCGAACTGAAGTTGATCACTACCGAGCGCGAGGCCATTGCCGCCTTCGGCGCCGATTCGGCAATCACCAAGGCGTGTAAGGCGATCTACGTCAAAGCCAAGGCGGTGATCGTCGCCATCGGCGTGCCCAAGCTGGAAGACGCGGCGCTGCAAACCTCAGCGATCATTGGCGGTGAACTGGTCTCGGGTCAGCGTACCGGCCTGCAGGCGCTGCTCGACGGTAAAAGCCTGTTCAACGCTCAGCCGCGGTTGTTGATCGCACCGGGCCACACCGCGACTCAGGCGGTGGCTACGGCGCTCGACAGCGTGGCGCAGAAGCTGCGCGCCATCGGCATCATCGACGGCCCGGGTACGACCGACGAGGCCGCTATTGCCTACGCCGAGAACTTCGGCAGTCGCAACCTGTTCATGGTCGACCCGGGCGTCAAGTATTGGGACACCGGCACCAGTTCGACGGTCGACGCGCCCGGCTCGGCTTGGGCAGCAGGCCTGTTTGCCTGGACGGATGCTGAATACGGCTTCTGGGCTTCGCCATCGAACAAGGAGTTGACTGGCATCACCGGTACCGGTCGCGCGGTCGAGTACCTGGACGGCGACGAGACGTGCCGAGCCAACCTGCTCAACAACGCCAATATCACCACCATCATTCGCGATGACGGTTATCGCCTGTGGGGCAACCGCACGCTGTCGAGCGATCCGAAGTGGGCCTTCGTTACCCGCGTTCGCACGCTGTTCATCCTCATGGATGCGGTGCAGGCGGGGCACAAGTGGGCCGTCGACCGTTCGATCACCAAGACCTACGTGACCGATGTCACCAACGGTCTGGATGCGTTCATGCGCGACCTGAAAGCCCAGGGCGCAATCATCAACTTTGAAGTGTTCGCCGACACCGAACTCAACACGGCCAGCCAGATCGCCCAGGGCAAGGTGTATTGGCGCATCCGTTTCACCGACGTGCCGCCGGCAGAGAACCCGAATTTCCTTTTCGAAGTCACCGATCAGTGGATGACCGAAGTGCTTGAAGCAGCCTAAGGGGGCGTAGCAAATGATTCCTCAGACTTTGTACAACACCAACCTGTTCGTCGACGGTGTGAACTTCTCCGGCGACGTGCCGAGCATGACGCTGCCCAAGGTGACCACCAAGACCGACGAATACCGTGGCGGCGGCATGGCCGGCCCCATCGATATGGATCAGGGGCTTGAGAAAATGGAAGCCTCGTTTGTCACCAAGGGCGTGCGCCGCGAGTCGCTGAAGTACTTCGGCCTTGCTGACGGCACGGCGTTCAACGCCACGTTCCGAGGTGCCTTCAAGGGCCAAAAGGGCGCGGTGACAGCGGTCGTTGCCACTCTGCGCGGTCGCCTCAAAGAGGTTGATCTCGGTGACTGGAAAGCCGGTGATGCGGCCGAGATCAAACACGCCGTTTCGGTCACGTACTACAAGCTCGAAATTGACGGGCGCCTGATGTACGAAATCGACATGGTCGCCGGCATTCAGGTGATCGACGGCACAGACCAACTGCTCGAAGTGCGCAACGCGCTCGGCCTGTAAGGAATAGATCCAGATGACTCAAGCAATCGCTAAAAACCTGCCGGCCTGGCTGTCGCTCAGTGCAATCGGTGCCGTCGTAACCCTGACCCGCCCAAGCCAAGCCAATAGCGTCGACGTCGAGGCGTTGACTCTGCGTGCCCCGACCGTGCGTGCGGTGCGCGCGGCCGATCGCGCCGCCAATGGTGACGACGAACAGCGCGAGCTGATGTTGTTCGCCGGTCTGGCTGAAGTCGGGCTGAAGGATCTTGAAGGCCTCAAGATGGCCGACTATCGCCGCGTGCAGGCGGCGTATACGCACCTGGTGCCGAAAACCGATTATTCGGACTCGATGCCGACATGGTTGTCGCTGACGACCGATCAGGTAGTGGTAACGCTGTCGTGTCCGAGCGAAATCAACGGCGTGACCGTCGATAAGCTGGCCTTGCGTTCTCCGACTGTGGGCGACGTGCGAGCGGCCAACCGTGAGGTGGGTGGCAACGATGAGCAGCGCGAGCTGGTGTTGTTTGCGGCGTTGTCCGGCGCTTCGGTGGCGGATCTGGAGGGGCTGAAGCTGGTGGATTTTAACCGCTTGCAGGCCGGCTATTTTCGCATGGACAACGACGACGGGCTTTAACCCCAGTGTGATCAAGTCGGCAGCGAAACGTCTGGCGGCGGAAACCGGATTTTCCGCCGCTGAGATCCAGTCGATGCCGTTCGCG